TTCCCATCCCGGCTCTGCAACAATTACATCTTTAGTAGAACAATTCATTTCCGTTTTTGCTGTCAAAACTTCTGGTGAAACTTCACTGATGATATTCTTTTTGGCCTTGACAGTTGCTTGTTCACAAGCGTCATTTTCTGTCATGTCAGGCCCAAATACATAAGAACCTTCAGTATCATATGTTGTACCATCAATCGTTACATCCATAGACATAATACATTTTCTGGTATCCTCAACATACGGAAAAACTTTCTTATCAATATTTGAAGTCTTTTCGATATGTTGTGTCCAATTTGTTTCTACAGTTTTATCGTATTCACATGGTACATCTGCAAAGGCTGGGTGACAGCCAGAGATAGATGCAATGAGAACACATGAGGTTAATCTACCCAACATTAAACATTTCTCCTATTCTATCACCAATACAATCGTTCCTATATTTACACTTCTGGTAAAGTTCAATAACCAATTCGGGCGTAGATACACAACCAGATAGTGTAAATATAATGAACAATAGACTAAATTTCTTCAAAACCACACATGGCCACCTTGTACTTGGTAGTTCCAACCAACATCTGGTCACCAACTGAAGTGGAACGTAATCCCATTCCATCAACAATCTCACCCATAACAGTTACGTCATCGTTGCCATCTTGTGGCATCTTTAATGACCAACTGTCCATGATGTTCTGTGTCCACCGATACGCATACTCAAGTTTCTCATTGGTTGTCATACCTTCTTTGGTCTGCACCAGAGCAACTGTGCGTGGTGAATCTTCAAACGCAGTATGAATAACTGCAACGGGCTGATTTTCATTATTCGGCATCATTACACGGCCTCCAACATTGAAAAGGGAACATTATAACCAGACGTAGCACCACTGATAGGGTTAGTCACCATATCAACAATCGCTCTTGTCTTGTTGATTTTTCTGATAGTGCCAGGTGTCTTTTTTGTTTTCTGAACAACATAAACTCTTTGTCCAACTGACAAACCATTTTTGTTCTTCATAATTTTAAGTTCTGAAGCGAACTTTTGTAATTCTGTCAACTCACTCACTGACATACCCATAAGGGATTTTTGCATTTCATTACTAATCATAATATTTTCCTCTCTATATGTAATATGACCAATTTTCATTCCAAAGACTTGTAACTGCATCTTCGGCAATACCAATATCGAATGAAGTTTTCAATCCAAGTGTCTCGACTACGAAAGCCTTAACCTCAGAGATATCTTCTGATTCGGAAATCTTCTCTTCCAAACCTTCGATTGCATAGACATCCTCTTCGATGTCCATCATGTAATTCTTAATTTTACTCATATTTTCCTCTCTTTCTCAATCTTACATAGCTATATTATCAAATGATTCGCTAGTTGTCAAGACTTTTTGTAATATGTCTTGTACAAATAATCCAACTTGTTAATCTCTGGATGAGCCCTAATCCACATTCCTGTGTGTGGTTCAAAATGATTTTTGAAAAACTTATCCATCAAAGCATTTCCAGTTTCTTCTTTTGGATTTATCTTCAAACTCAATTCATCAAACTCGTGGTCTGACATAATACTATCACCCTTGAACTCATAGGCATAAGCCGCAACTGACAGTATAATTCTATTTCTTATTTCTTTAGAGTACATCTGCATCCCATACTAGTTGAGCAAGTTTGTCTTGCATTTTATATGCCTCTTTCTCCCAAGGCAAGTCATAGTAGGCAGTCTTAGGGTTAATCTTTTTACCCTTCCACTTCTCACCATAACCACAAGTCTCTTTCCTTGCATATTGTTTTACATGAACCATCTCGTGACAGATAGTGGTTACAAGATCTTTCAAAGTAAGATTGTTTGCAACCTCAATCGTAAACTCACGATTGGTATCTTCCATCATACACCAACCAACAGCATCACCTGTTAGTTTCTTAATCTGTACTTCAATTTCTAGGGTTTTCATCTTAGGCATAAGAGCCTTAATCATCTGGGTAACTACAGTTTCAGCGATATGTCTCTGAAACTTGTTTCCACCGTTGACTTCAATATAATTCATGCGAATCACCTCTCTTATTACTCTTATATGCTATCAAAACAAAACATATTTGTCAATAGCTTTTTGAAAAAAAATCCCCTGATTTCTCAGGGGATTTGAAAGTTGGGGGGTAGTGAGAGAGTTTTGAGAGAGAGGAGTCAATAACCCCCAACTGTTATATGCTACTAAAAATTAGTCGTTTTGTCAACACATTTTTAGTGCAGATTGTGTAGTTTCATTTACCCTTCTTGTCCATCCTCTACCGAATGTCTTAAAGGTTTTCAACTTCTCATAATATCTCTGACGGTTTGCTTGATAGTTCTCTATGGTTTCATTAAGTCCATGAAGAGAAACATATTCATCAAGCGCTCTTAAAGTATTTGGGCCGATGCCACCATCTGCAACAGTGCCTATCATACGTTGTAGGTATTTTGCACTGCGTCCTGTACCAGCGTTCACTCCGAAATCGAATACGCAAAGGTCAAGCCCAGATGGAATATCGTCACATTTTAGACGCCCCCAATAATTTTTTTCATAGATAGGTGCAACATCTTCTTTAGTAAGATTCTGCATCGTATGTTCTGATACTGCATAACCAACCCAATCTTCGTAAACTCTTTTAGTCACTCCTAGATTTGTCATGCCGCCAGGATCTTCTGGGTGATTTACATAACCGCCCTCGTGATGAAGAATAATGTCCAAACAATTTTGATAATTTTCTTTCATTAGTTTTCCTTTAAATATTGGTCGTTCCAACCAAATGCTTCTTTAACTACATTATCAGACAGTCCTTTATAGACTTGATGTAGTTTTTTATCCTTGGCATCAATTACCAATTGAGCCTCGGTAAAATGTAACCCCTCCAAAAGTTGGATGAAGAGATTTTCTTTTTTAAACTGTGGTAGTGTATCGTCACCCCCTTTAACAAATCTGTACAGTTTTTTTGCTTCTCTTCTCAGAATGGTATGTTCTGTACCTTCTTCGGCTTCGTTCTTTTTATAAGGAACTTCACCTTCTGGCATTACCCACTCAATGTTAGGGTCAAAAGAAGATTTAATTACCATCCTTAGAGCGTCTGAATCATTCTCTTTTAGGATTGCAATCTTCTTATCCTTTGTCTTTGCGTTATGCACTTTTTTCAATACCTCTGAAAGAAGAGGCGTGTATGTTTTAGTCATCTTAAAAGTCTCCAATGTCATTCATAAGATTTTTTAATCTCTTTGATATGAAATAATTTAGTAGTTTTGATCTCTCACCGATTGGTGGTTTTAGATATTCTAGTAATATCTCTTCCTTCAAAACATTGGGAATACATTCCAAATCAATTAATGTTTTGTTGCGTTGATAATTCCTCATCATTTCTTCTGTACAGAAATCTTCTGGTTTAAGGTCAACCCAAACTGAGATTTTCTTTTTGGCCAGTGGTTTCTGTCGCAACTCGTTTATAAATGTATCGTCAGAAGATAGGAAGTTAGGTATACCATCACTTCTATCACCCTTCAATATATGTTCTCTAATATATAGGTGGGGGTCTTGTCCGTTCAAAAACTTCTTTAGTACAGGTGAAAATTGTTTTACAAAGTTGTGTTTTTGCAACTGAATGAAATCTTTATCACCAGATAGAATTAGACACTGTTCATATGCAGTAGGTGTTTTAGAAACATAATCAACTACAGTTGCAATACAATCATCTGCCTCTGCACCCTCAACTTCTAATACTTTGTATGGGAAGTTTTCCTTAATTTCATCACGAATATTATTCAGTGTTTCAAATATTAGATTCCAATCTAGTCCAGAAGCCTCTCTGTCCTTTTTACGATTAGATTTGTAATTAGGAAAATAATCTCTTCTCCAATACTTTTTGCTATCATAACAAAGAACAAGTTCTCCATATTCTGCACTAAACTTAGAACGATACATCCTAAGTGAGTTCAAAACCATATGTCGAACTAAATTCTCATCTACATCATTTTGTCTTTTAGAACCTATCTGCATCATTAAATTGCTGATACATACTTGGTTCATATCAATCAATATCATAACTTACTCTTTTTCATCTCCCTTAATATCCTCAACGACATCTTTAACTAAATCTAAATCGAATTCAGTATATAGTCCTTGAGTTTCATCATAGTCTGAAAGCACAAAAATGTCAACAAGTTCTTGCATAGGATGTTTCACACCCATGTCTCTATAGATAGTTGACTTTACAAATTCTATTAGGAAACCAATATCTTTGATGAATTCTGTATTATTTGTATCTACTCCATTTTCATGTAGATTGTGAATCATATTCACAACCAAGCCTTCAGTTAGGTGTTCTGCAAATTTTAAATCTGTATGAAGTTTTATTGCAGTATCAGTTATCTTCACATCTTTGTGAGTTTTCATTTTATTAGGGAATTGAATAATTTTTCCATTATCATTAGTCATCTTCCATTTCCCTTGTCCATACA